CGGGCGATGTGACGATAGAGGTAAGAAGGCAGTACCGCAACGAAGCCGACATTCTAATAGACAAGACCGAATCGTAAAACACGAAGGTCACTGAACGCAGGTGCTACAAGGTTTTTTCATGAACCTCCTCCCTCCCGCAATCAGTGGCCTTTATTTTTGGGTAACATAATGGCTTACGACAACTCAGAAGCAAACGATAGAAGAAATCCCGGCAAAAAAAGAATGTATACGGAGGCTGGGTATAACACGGGTTCTACAGATTTAGATCTTGCCCTTGAAAGGTTCAAGGACTCCGATGACAATTCTGACCATAACCGCATTAAGTACGAACAGGATATAGAGTTTGGTCGTTTAGGAGATCAGTGGGACGAGGCAGTATCTCAAGCTAGGCATGAAGAATCACGCCCATGCCTGACGATAAATAAATTGCCCTCCTTCATTCGTCAGGTTGTCAACGAGTCACGCCAGAACAAACCGGGGATAGTGGTCAACCCAGTAGACAATGGCGCAGATCCTGACACCGCTAGAGTTTTGAATGGGATCATAAGAGCGATCATGAGAAACTCAAACGCTGACCAAGCATTCGACACAGGCATCGATTGTGCGGTCAGCGGGGGGTTTGGGTTTATGCGGGTGGACATCCAATACGCACACGAACAAGCCTTCGATATGGAAGCGGTAGTCCGCCGTATTATGGATCCGCTTACCGTTCACTGGGACGTAACCACCGAAGGGTTTGATGCGGCTGACTGGAAGTACGGATTTATTTCTTCGCTTTACCCGGAAGCAGAATTCAAACAGATGTACCCAGACGCAGAACCGATTGACTTCGATGGGGGATCACAAGACGACATTTATAATGTTTGGAAAAACACAGACCACGGTGTTCGAGTCGCAGAGTATTTTTGCAAGGAAGAGGAAGAGCATGAACTCTGGCTGATTAAAGGATTCGGTTACCAACGACCTGACGGTGAGATCATTGACACCAAGGCGATCAGAAAAGATCATATCCCCGGACTCGCTCGGCAGTGGGCAGAGTCAATGGGAGTAATGGTTCCAGAGGATGCGGACGATGAAGACATTATTGCGTACTTCTTTGAGATTCGTGGTCTAACAGCAATGCAGTCGCGGATGGTTCGAGGAACCAAGGTCGTAAAAAGAATTATCACAGGCAAGGAAATAATCGAAGAGTCGGAGTGGCCCGGTGACAACATCCCGATCATCCCGGTGTGGGGTGAAGAGGTCGTGTCTCGTGGGTACAGGTGGTTCCGGTCAATGATTGCGGACGCTAGAGATTCGCAGGTTATGTATAATTTTTGGCGCAGTGCGGAAACAGAGATTGTCGCAATGCAACCGAAGAACCCGTGGGTCTTGGAGGAGGGAGCAATCCCGGCTGACAGCGAGAAAGACTGGGAGGACGCGAACAAAAGATCCATTGCATATCTCACATATAAGAAGGGATACAAAGCCCCTGTCCGCGCACAACCGCCTTTGATTAGTTCCGGCGCACTGCAAAACTCTCTACACGCTTCCGATGACATGAAAGCGATTATCGGTATATACGATCCTTCGCTTGGAGCAAGATCAAATGAAACATCCGGGCGAGCTATCCTTGCACGTCAACGTGAATCCGATGTATCGAATTACCACTTCGTTGATAACCTGTCGCGGTCAATCACTTACCTCGGCAAAGTCTTATTGGAAATCATTCCCCATATTTACTCCGCACGTCAGGTTGTCAATATCGTAGGCGAAGATGCGAAGGAATCAGTTGCCCATCTTATGATTGAAGGGCAGGGTGGCCCGTTGCCATCTATGCCGGGAAGTTACGACATATCTAGGATGGAAAAAGATGAGCATGGCAATGTTATATTCGACAAAGAAAACCCACCTAACAGATTATACGATTTAAATGTTGGCAAGTACGACGTTACCGTAAAGGCAGGCCCGTCCTACGCATCGAAACGCGAGGAGACTAGGGAAACCTTGATAGAAATCATGCGTCAGGTTCCGGGTTCTGCACCACTACTTGGAGATATTTTACTACAGCATCTTGATTTTGAAGGGGCGGAAGAAGTCGCCGAAAGATTAAAACATTTTGTAGCAACACAAATACCGGGGATGGCGAATATGACAGCGAATTTAGCCGCAGGTCAGCAACCGCAAATGCCACCGGGAATGCAACCTGTTTCGCCAGTAGCTGGAGGTGTCCCTCCGGGTAATCAACCATCACCGGGTGGGAACGGCACTGGACAACAATACAGACAAGGAGTTCCAGCATGAGTGAAGATAGTACGGCAATCGCCAACGATAGACCCGAAGGAATTGCCAACACAGACACGGCTGTAGAAGATGAAGAAGTCCAAACACCTGAAGTAGAAGAGTCCGAAACCGAAGAGGAAACTCCGCAAGGAGAAGCCGACATGGGAGAGGATGACGATACTGAAGATGAGGAAACCACAGAGGAAGACGATGATACCGAGGAAGAACTAGAGTTCAATTTCGGTGGAAACAAACTACTCGTTCCCAAAGGGAAGGTTCCCAAAGAGCTTGCCGAGAAGATGCAGGAATATGGCAACGGACTACAGACATCCTACACCAAAAAGTTCACCGCACTTTCTGAGGCGCACAAAATCATGGAAGGTCGTGATGTAGCGCACCAGAAATTAACATCGATGAACAGTGAAACTTTAAACGAATACGCTAAAGGCTTAACCTTGAAAACTGAAATCGCTGAACTTGAAAAAATTGATCTTGATCCTTATCTCCGATCAGAAGACCAGAGAGATCATCTTGAGGCGCAAAGGATTCAAAATGCAATTCAACAAAAATCGAAACAGTTTCAAACCCATCTTGCAAACGTGACTCACCTCGGACAACAGGCCAACGTGGTTGAGCGTCAGGAAAACGAAAGACGCTACGTTGAGGGGGTGCAACACATGGATGCAAAGATCCCAGAGTTCTCAAAGAAACACGCAAAGGATGTTGTCGCTTACGCAATCAGTAAAGGAGTTCCCGAGGTACACGCTCAAACGTGGCCTTTGAACCCGTTTGCGGCAGAGACAACGTACAAGGCGATGATGTGGGATAGGGCGCAGGCAAAAGGCCGAAAGGGTATTCAGAAAGCAACGACTAACAAAGTCACGCCAGTTATTCCTGTCGGGGTAAAAAAGAAAGGCAAGTCCGGTGGTACTAGAAAGGATCCCGGCAAAATGTCCTCGGCAGAATACCAAACGTGGTATCAAAAAAAATATGGAAAAAGATAGGGCTTTAGGAGGCCCAGTATATGGCTAACACAAACCTGACCGTCGATCAGGTGACTAACCGAGCGCAGATGGTTCTCCATCAGAAGCTGAATTTTATTGGCAATGTAAATCGCCAGTACGATGATAGCTATAAAACTGGTGGAGCCAAAGGCGGTGAGTCAGTTCGTATTAAGCTCCCTAACGAATTTGTAATTCGTACAGGGGCATCGCTTTCTACATCTGATGTCACTCAAAAGGCAGTCACCTTGACAACGGGAACCCAAAAGGGCGTGGACATGGTCTTTACGTCACAAGAGTTGACGCAAGACATTTCCCTGTTCTCAGAGAATTACATCGAACCTGCAATGTCCGTCCTAGCGGCGAACTTGGAGAGCGATGCGTTATCAATGTATAAACAGGTCTATACGGAAATTTCTGACCTGAGTGAAGATCCAGACCTGCGTGATATTCTTGACATGGGCAGTCGCATGACAGAGAACTTGACACCGTACTCTGATCGTTGCCTGCTTTTACGTCCGAGAGCTAACGCGGCACTGATTGACGCACTAAAAGGCTTGTTTAATCCTGACCGAAATCTGGATAAGAATTATCGGGAAGGAATGGTTGCAAACAATTTCGTAGGCTTCCAAAAAGTTTTCGAGAATACTTTGCTTCCGAATCATGCAGGTGGAAGTGATGATGGAACTGGCGATTACTTGGTAAACAACGGTACTCTTACTGGCGGAACCGCCACGGTAGATACGGGAACCGGAACTTGGACGGCGGGAGATATATTCTATATCAATACCGTAACAAGGGTTCATCCAGAAACGAAAGCCGATACGACCTATCATCAACCTTTCGTAATTACCAATGCCGAAAGTGGAAGCACGACCAGCATTGAGTTCACTCCAGAGATTGTCACATCGGGTGGTGGACAAAATGTTGCGGCGGCAATGGCTAACAACGACGCTTTGCATAAAGTGGAATCCGATAACCGGGTCACTCTTACGAGTGCTACGGACATCGCGGCTTCTCAAACTTACGGAATCGACCTTGGGTTCCATAAGAATGCTTTTGCATTTGCAACGGCAGATCTGGAAGTTCCGAAGGGAGTTCACTTTGCAGGGCGTAGAGTTCAAGATGGTATCTCTTTAAGAATCATAAGAGATTATTCTATTAGCGCGGACACTATGCCGTGCAGACTTGACGTTCTTTATGGATATAAAGCGATCCGTCCGCAGTTGGCGTGTCGTGGTGGATTCATAGCATAACAACACGGGAGGGGCGGGGGGCTTCACGGCCCCCTTAACCTTAAAAAAAAGGATAAAACAAATGCCCAAATACGGTAAGAAAGAATACGCTTATACAGAAAGAGGGATGGAACAGTATAGACAGGCAAAGAAAGCAGGCACGAAAAGAAGAAGTAAAAGCACAACAACAAATAAAAAATCATCACGAAGACGATAGTCCGAGGTATATTTTATGTCCTTCTTAACCATAGCTCAAGATGTTGCAATCTCAGTTGACTTCCCGCCTCCATCAAGTGCAATCGGAAGTGCTGACCCCGCCATAAAGAAAATACGGAGATCTATTGAAGCGGTGTCCTATGCGCTTGGGAAATCTCATGCGTGGAAAACGATGAGAGCGGAAGCAACATTTACTTCTGTGGCGACCGAGGTGCAAACCGCTATGCTACCGACTGGGTTTGACAGGTTTGTCCCAGAGACAATATGGGATCGCACTGACAAGACTTTACTAATCGGCCCCATCAGCGAGGTTGAGTGGGCAGGTCTTAAAGCATTCTCGTATGCAGATTCGTCACGGCGCAAATTTATTCAGCG